CTACGAAATCGTCATGTCTCCGAAAGCCGATTGAGACTCTGAAGGCTGTTGAATTGTAATTCGTCTGTCTAATTGTCCTATATTCATAATTAACTATTTATACCTCTTACACGTGTTCTGTTTTGTTTTGCTCTGTCTGAAACGAGAATTATATCGTCTCCTGATATTTTGCCAACTACGTTAACTGTTTGCGTTTGCTCTCCCATAATAGAGCTTAATTTGTCTAACGGAATAACCGCCTCAGCACCCGCCTCTCCGATGAGGGCAGTTGTAGGACCAGTCACGATTCCTCCCTGTGCCATTGCAGGAATAGGAGTTGAAGCTATTAAAGCAACCTGAGCTGCTCCCATTGCTCCAATAACTGCCGCCAGTGGGATATTTGGTAAAGCGGAAGCCACCCCCGCAGCTGTGTTTATAACTGCGTTTGCTATTGCCATTGCTTTGTCTGCGATTGCTTGTTTCTTTTTTTGTTGAGCCATTTTTTGCTGAAACTTCTCTTGAACGCCTGTCATGTTTTCGTCATGAGCCTCCTGAAGTTCTTGCAATTTAGCGTCTTTTAATTGTTGATTCATTGTTGAATTTTCTATGTCCTCAACTTGATTGTCAAACGCTGTCTGCAATGCTTCTTCTTCGGCAGCTTGGTCATTTTCAAGTCCCTGCATTTTCATTTCGAAATATTGAGAAAATATCGCACCAACACCCGACATGATTTTTCCTGCTGTGTCAGCGAATTTCTGCAATCCTTTTGCTAAATCTTCGCTAGTTTTTTTTCCTTCTTTTCCTAATTTTGCAAACTCCTCTTTTAATTTTTTTATTTCGTCTGACGCGGGGTCAATCCCGTTGTCTATTAAAGTGGTAATTTGAGACTCAATTAAACTAGCTTTTTCAGCGTTCGCGTCAAAATCTTTGCCCATTTCTCCAAAAACTTCGGCTTTTTTGTCAATCGCTTCGAATTGAGTTGCAAACTCTTTCATTGATTCCGTTGCGTCAAAAGTAGCTTTTTTATTTTTTTTCAAATCTTTATTTGTGATGTCAATATTTGACAAGTCAATTTCTTTGTTATATCCTTCAGTTGCTTTTGTTAAGTCAAGCGTTTCGTCAACTACATCCTTAGTTGTGTCTTTTTGTTCTTTTAATTCTTTATTGAATTTTTTTATATCTTTACCTGTGCTGACGCTTCCGTTAGCAACATTTTTCAAACCGTCTCCGTAATTCTCTAAACTGCTTGTTGTGTTGTCAACTTTAGCAGCTAATTTTTTTGCTCCAAAAGCCTCAAGAAGTTTTTTCATCCCTTTCATGACAGTAATTAAACCTTTTAATAAAAATCTAACTATTGAACGCCATATTTTAACAAAAAATGTTTTTATGCCATTAAATAAACCTTCCCAACCTCCCGCAAAAATTCTCTGAAAAAATCCTAAAATATCTAAAATAAAATTTAATACTGTTTTAATAGTGTTACCAATAACGTTAAAAACTCTAGTAACTATTTTCATAACAAATGGACCTATCCTCGCCCAAATGTCAGCAATGAATTGAACTGTTACCTGAACAACTTTGCTAATTAATGACATTGTCTGAACAACGATTTCTTTAATAGTCGTAAACATTTGAGAGCCTTCTCCTGATGTAAAATATTCTTTTATTTTTTCCCAATTTTGAACAATCAAAACAGCTGCCATTGCTAAAGCCCCAACGATTAGTCCTATTGGTCCTGTTAGCATTGCCATTGTTCTTGCTATTTTTGGAATTATAACCATAACTTTTCCGAAAGCCATTAATAACGGTCCTAAAGCTGCTGCAATCATTCCAATTTTGACAATTAATTCTTTTGTGTCTGTGTCTAAATTTGCGAATTTGTCTGCTATGCCTTTTATAAATGTAGCTAATTTTTGAAGGTGCGGGATTAATATTGCTCCGATTTGTTCCGTAACATCCATGAAAGAGTTCTTCAGTTGTTGTATAGGTCCGAGACCTGCCTGAGCAGCTGCCTGAGCTGAGCCTCCATATTGATTCTCTAGTTCGTTTAATATTAAAGTCTGAGCGTCTGCAAGTCGGTTTGTTTCAACTAATGCCTTAACCGTCTTTTTTTGCTCATCTGAAAACTGAATCCCCGCTCTACTTAATGCAGATAAATTGGCAACAGGGTCGTTCAACGCTTTCCCTAACATAATTGACGAACTTTTTAAATCTCCGTCTAATCTAGTGGCTAAGTCCAACGCGATTTCTTGAGTTCTTTGAAATTGCTCTCCTGCTATATTTGTAAAAGTTAAAAGCTGAGCGGTTGCTCCCTGCAAAATGTCTTCATCTCCGAAAATTGTAACTTTTTGTAAGTCGGCAGCCATTTTTTTAAACTCGTCTGCTGTGAAACCCGCTGCTCCTCCTGTTGATTTAATACCCGCTTCAACTTGTGCGATTGCCTTTTCTTGTTTATCGAAAGTTTTAACAGCAAGAGCTCCGAATCCCGCTAACGGTAACGTCAAACCCATTGTCAAAGATTTGCCCGTATTTTGCATTTTTTTTCCGAACTTTGTAAAAGTTTTCTCGGCTTGTTGCATTTTGGTTCTAAAATCTTTAATATTAGCTCCTAAATTTACCGTTACACTTCCTAATCCTGCCATGTTGTTATATTTTTATTTTTACTAACTTTACTATATTTCTTTTTTAAAAATTCAGCATGTTTTCTTCTCTTATCGAGCTCGTCTTTGCTCATCTTTTTGCTTTCTCCTTTCTCCCAGTCAAACCTAACTAAGTCTGTTGGTTTTAATGTCCTTCCTTTTTTCATGTGAGGCTGCAAAATAATTGTCCCTAGCCACCTTGTTCTCTCCCACTCTAAACGTTCTTTTAATTCAAAATGCTCCCAAAAACCTTGAGTCCTAAATGAAAACGTTTTCGGTGTCATATCCCAAAACTCATCTTCACTTAAATTCAAAACTCCAAAAGCAATTTTAAATAAATCTTCCCACTCTAAAGAATCTTTATTTTTTATTTTTTTTTTCCTGTTACAGCTTTTTCTTTTTTATCAGGTTTTGATTGAAATTTGGTAAAAATTTCAAGAGACCTTGTAATCAAACTTTCGTCCTCGTCAATATAGTCAGCAATTTGCTCAACTTTTAAATCGAAGTCCGTGCCTGATTTTCTTGCTCCGTCCTCTAAACCAACATATATTAAAAATATTGCTTGTTTTAGAGTTAAATCCTTTTCTAATTTTCCTAAGTCGCTTAATTTAATATTACACATTTCACAAAACTGAGCTAACGCCCAAAAACCGTAACGGATTGCTCTTTCCTTTCCGCCAACCGTAATTAATTCGTATTTCATAAGTTATCTTTTTTAATTCATTAATATTTGTTTTTGCTAATATAATAGAGAGGAGAAAACCCCTCCCTATAATATTAATTTTTATTAGTTCGTTGTGTCTGCTAAAACTCCTGAACCTTGAAACGAAGCTGAATAGGTCATCGAATCCTCCATGGGTGCGTCAGCCGATAAACTCGTTAAAAGAGCCGTTCCGCTCCAATACTGGTCTCCTGAGACAGGAGTCGCCTGTATAAATTTAATCGTGCAAACTGTTCTGTTCTCATATACCGACCATAATTCAGTGATGTTTCCTGTTCCGCTTGATTCAAAAGTCAATAAACCTTCGACATCAATCGTCCAACTACGTTGACCGTATAGAGCCTCTGCCCAACCTGCTGAACTCTTTGAACTTGTATCTCTTGTCTCCAAAGACATTGAAATAGAAGCACTTGTTGAGGTTGCAATTGTGACATATCCTGCTCCCTTGTCAATTTGAACAATGAAATCTGTTCCATTTATGCTTGTCGTTGTTGCCATTTCTAAATATTTTTAATAATTATTAATTCTTTTTACTTTTTTTCTCTTTTTTTTCTTGTTTCATCATTATTTGTTCGGTGACAACTTTGCCGTCCCCTGCTTTTATTATATTTTCATAAGTCAAATCTCCTATGTCAAACGGAACATTTAAAATTGTTCCTGCTTTCCAATTATTATCCTCATTAAAATATACATCTTTTGTTAATTCAAGTTTTTTCATATTACTTTTTTTTAAACATTATTAATTCTAAAATTAAAATCCATGCCTCGACCGTATATCCCGTTATTACCTCCGTCTTTTTGAAAGTCGTCCGCTTGAGTTATATAATCAACGCTTTGAATTTTTATTGTATTTGCTGTCCCTGTGTAGCGGTTTAACGTTGCTAAAACTGCTGCTGATAGTGTTTCCAAATCGCTATACGTTTCAGTATAAATAGTTATTTGAACTCTAAACACATCAATTAAAGCTAAAGCACCCGCAGAAATATCTTTGTCTGCAACAGGGTCAACTGAAACTATATTATATGTTATATAAGGGAAAGCTCGTGCTCCTGATTGTGTTGCATTAACTATTTGAGGCATTATTCTCGTTCCAACATTTGAGCTAATTGTCCCGTTGTTAGATAACAAATTAAATATGCCTTTCCCTATCGCTGCCATTATCTTTTATATTTACCGTTTTTTAACATTCTTTTTGTTCTTTTTTCGATAACCTCCTGAGCGTCTTTAACCATGTTTTTTCGAACTAAGGCTTTTTGAGACTCATAAGCCTTTCTCATATAACCAAAACCCGAGAAAACGCCTTTATACATGCCCCACTCAATACCAACTGCATAAGAAGCTGTCCTGACTTCTTCGTTTCCGATTTTTTGTTTTGAATATTTTTTGTTTGCATTTGGTCTAACTCCTGCAAAAACAACCTCTTTGCTTTTAGTTCTTTTAACTTTAAATCCTATACTTTTAGCCAAATATCCTGTTGATTGTCCTTCTACTGAAGCTGATAAGTTTTGTCTTGCAGATTTAATAAATGGTTTTGCGTTTTGTCTTAATATAGATATTAAAAAACGTCTTTTATAACCTTCGGGAAGTGTTTTTAAAAACTTTTTAACATCGTCATTGTCAACAAGTTCAGCTGTCAACAAACCTTTTTTCATTAATGGAAGTCCTTTAGCCATAATGTTAAAAATTAAAAATTCTGTATTGTCTTAATATTGATTCTGCTCCTTGCGGTATTTTATAAGCTGTTTTTCCAACGATAACCTCCTGACGGTTTTCGTATAAATGCCCAATAATTAAATACATTGCGTTTAATAATTGTTTCGGAAATCCTGTCGCAGATGTTGAGGCATATCCTGCAACGAATTTAATTTCAACAGCGTTAGTTCGTTCGTAAGTAGTGGGAAACGTTGAGTTATAAGCTAGAGTAATTCTCGCGGGTTTACCTTTTAAATCAGTATCATAATTTGAAGTATCCCAAGTTTGCAAAGTATTCTGAGAGTCATAATATTTAACATGAGTAACCGCAGAAACTGGATTCGCCAAAAGCTCAATTGTTACATTACCATAAGGAAACTTGTCTAAATATTGATTATATGTAGCCGAAAGCAATTGATAACCTGTGAAGTTTTCAACGTATTCTCTTGCTGAGCTTATAATCGTTCCGATTAACGCGTCATCGTCAGAAGTATCAACTTTTAAAAATAATTTTGCCTCTGATAACGCAATCGGTTCTGAGGTCGCTGCGGTGTGTAACACTTTGCTAAATACGCCAACGTTTTTATATTCCATTTGTTATAATTGATTTTTCTTTATTTATAATTTTTTTTTCAATTTTTCTTTTTAATGGTTTTACAAAACCTAATTTATAATATTCAATAAATTGAGATGGAGGGAAAGTAATTTCCTCATTTGGAAAATAAGATTTTCCCCCTCTCTCAAATTGTTTAATAATTATGGTTTTAATCATTAACCTAATTATTTTTAGTCTCTTGTTGCATAAACTAAAGCATCAGTTGCCGCAGTAACTAATTGCCCATCTAATCTATGGAACATAATGAAACCAACATTTAACTCATCAGCATATCTCTCGTCTAATCTTAATAATTGAGGTTGCCCAACCATTCTGATTTTATATTGAGAAATATCTCCGAATACCATTGTTTTGCCTCCAGAAGCACCTGCTGCTGAAAGATTCTCATTCAAATAAACAGGCTTTCCGAAAATAACACCTGCATTTCCATCTTCAGAGAATGATGGTCTAACACCGCTTAAAATGTCAGCATTAGCAATTAAATTGCTGTTAACTGTCATTTGCTTGATATTTTTCCATAAACCATCTGTCATAAACCAACAAGAATTGTCTCCTCTATATGCTGAATTAACTGCATGATAAACCTCATTCAACTCTGCTAATGTTGGAGTGTCTGCTCCAAAACCAACACCTGAATCACTTGCCGCATTGTTAATACCTTTTGGAGCAGATGAACCTGAACCTCCTGTTAGTTGCTCATCTATACCTTTCGCTAATCTTCTAGCAAGGATGTCAACTAACCAATCGTTAACGTTAAAACCTTCGTCAGTTAATAACTGTTTAGATATTTTAACAACTTTAGACGTAAACGTGTAAGCGTTTAATATTGTGTTTCCGAAAGTTATGTCAGAAACAGCAACCGCAGAACCTTCTGTCATCATTGCTCCTGTCGTAGTGTCCGAAGTATTTGGATAATACAATGGAGAACCTGTTGCAGTGTTTATGATTGAGCCATGTCTTGCTCCTGCTGTCATTACAGAAGAAAAACCTCCCTGTAATTTCATGTTTAATTCATCCGAAAATGATTTCGGCACGATGTAACCACCTAAAGAATCAGTCGCAGTAGTTTGAGCCGCTGTGCCCCTCACTTCAACTAATTTTTTTTCAGAAGCGTTCAAACCTTGAAAACCTCTTTTGATGTATTTATTGAAAGCGGCACTTCTTGCCTCTTTTTGGTCAACAGAAACGTCATCCTTTACAGGAGTTGAGTCTGCTGCTAATGACTTATTTAAGTCGTTTTGCGTTTTTAAAGTGTTCGCTGTTTTTCTTAGTTCTGCCTCTTTTTCATATAATCCGTCCCATTTAACTTGTTCGTCTTTCGACAAATTTCTGTCCTCTTTTTTCGCAGTCTCAAGAATGTTGTCCATTTCTTGAACTAAAGAAACTCTGTCCTCTTTAATCGCTTTTAAATTATTTATATTACTCATTTTATAAATTTTTAAAAATTATTTAATTATTTTCAATTTTAATTCTCTTAAATTTCTCTCGTGTAAGTCTGTTTTTTCTTTCGTGTTTTCTGTTTTTTGTTTGTTTTCTTTGTAGTTATCAAAACTCCTTAGAGCAACTGAAGCGTCAGTATATGCAGGATATACAACTGGAGAAATGTCGAACAACTGTTCAACTTGATTGATTGTTCTTATAGTTCTCCCGTCAGAATCCTCGTCCCAAGAATCTCCGTTTTCAGAAATTGTGAAACCGAATGAACTTTGAGAAATATCTCCTCTCTCCATTGAAGCAACTAAGTCTCTTGCAAGTTGAGTGTCAGGAGTGTCAATTTCATATTTCAAACCTTTTTCGTCAACTTCTAATTTCAAAGTCCCTGATGTTGTGCGACCTAAAACGCCTAAGTCTGCGTTATGGTTAAACAACGCTCTGACGTCTTGTTTTTCTTCGATAACTTTATCAAAAGCTCTCGGATTTATACGTTCATAAAAACCTCCTAGATTTTCTGATTCTGAACGTTTTTCTTCATTATAAAAAACTGAAGCATATCCGATTATTTTTTTATTTTTCTTTTTCTTGTCATCAACGACACGAAACTCGTTAGCAAATATTCTTCTTTCCATGTTATTAATTTTAAAATTATTATATTCTTTTATTTTTTTTTCTTCAGAGATATTATTTTCTTTTAAAACATTCATTGCTTCTGCATGACTTTCAAAAGGCATAAAATATATAACGTCATCGACTTTATGCTCATGATAACCGCTTCCTCCTAACTTCTCAGCTTCTTCCTCAGCTTCTTCTATTGTTTCAAATAATGGAAGCTCAATTCCATCTGTTATTAAATATCCGATAATGTCTCTCTTGTTTGTTTTTTCTTGTGTCGTTATATTTTTTTTATTTATTTGTATAATCTCAATATTTTCGTCATCATCAAAACCGTCAAAATCATTAAAATAATTATTAATATAATTTTTATATTCTTCAGGTCTTTCGTTTTCTGCAATTTTTAAACAGTCGTCTTTGTCTCTTTGAATATAAATAACTTTTGCGTTTAATTGATTAACTAATTTTTTTCTAACGTCTTTTAATGGAGACGAATTAATTATCCACGCTTTAATATTATTATCTCTTTTTAATTTATTGAAAATTGCGTCTCTAATTTCAAAAACATATTTTTTAATAATATCATTGTGTTGATGTTTCTCGCTAATTGTTAAAGCTTGATGTATTTTGTCAAAATCAAAAATTAAGTCTCCTGATTTTGCGTTGTTTCTTATATAAGTTGATTTTCCTGAGCATGAACATCCCATTACTAAATATATATTTCTCTCCTCCTCGTCTTTTATTTGCTCTGTTTTTCTTTGTGACCATTCAAAACCTGCGTCTCCTCCCCATAAAGCCCACGCAATACGACCGTTAGAAGGAAATCCGTCCTCTCCGTATTCAAAACCCTCGGCTTTTTTATCAACTTCATGTCTGCTAAAATAACTATACATTCTTTTGACTCTATCTAAAGTGATTGATTTATTAATAATAACTTCTGCTGTGCCGACTCCGATGTCTGTCCCTCCTCTGTTAAATTCTTTTCTCCATTCTAGCCCTTTTTTAGCCTCATTAATCATTGCGTCTGTCGGAGTTAAATCAATATCCTCTAAAGCTCTGTCCTCCTCGTCATCGATTTTGCCTTCTCCTGCGGGATAGTAATTAATCATTTCAATATTTTCGTCCTCTAGCCATGTCCTGACGTCCGATTCTGCGGGATATTTGTCAATTGGAAACAATAACTCCATTGGAGCTCTATATTGTTCATTTTCAACTTGTTTAAGTTGTCCTGAAATAACTCTAATTTCGTCAGGCACGACAACAAGTCCCGCTTTGGGAAACATATGTTCTCCTCCTTTTATTGTCCTAAATGAATCCTGTTTAAAATCATTATTATTTCTAACTCTAGCAACATTAAAATTAACGTAAGGCATTATTTTTTCTTTTTTCGGTTATTAATTTTTTTTGATTTCTCCTCATCAACTTTTATAGTCTCGACTGATTCAGTCGGCTCTTTTGGAGCGTCCGCAGGAGTCATATTTAATGGAACATAATATTTGTCTCCGCCTTCAATAGCGTTTAAATTCTCAAAACTTCTTATTTCGTTTTGTGAAATAACGCCCATGTTCCATAAAGTTCTATAAAACTCAGAACGACTTTTCGAATCTCCTCTCAATAATCCGTCAACTTTAAACTCACAATATAATCGACTTTTTTCGTTTTCTTTAAATAATTTTTTATTTAACTCTTGTTCCCAATTTCTTAAATAAGGATAAAGCGTATACTTAACAAACTCGAGAGACTGCTGTTCAATATTCGAATAAGTCGCAGCGTCTAAACTCATAACCAAGTGAGGAGGCACTCTAAAAATTCGGCATATTTCAACAACTGAGAATTTTCTTGTTTCTATGAACTGAGCTTCATTTGGAGGAATTGATATATTTTTAAAGCTCATACCCTCCTCTAATATTGCTGTCTTATGAGCATTAGCTCCTCCATTGTTACTATATTTTTGATTCCATGTGTGAGCCAGTCTTTCCATTGCTTCTTTTGATAGAGTTGCAGGATGTTCTAAAACCCCTGACAACGAAGCACCGTTCCCAAAAAACGCACCCCCGTAACGCTGTGACGCTATACCGAGTCCGATGTTTTCTCTAGCCGCAGAAATTGGAGATTTTCCTATATATCCGTTTGTTGACAATCCTAAAATATGAATAATTTCGTTATCTGAATAAGTTTTTTTATCTCCTTCAATGTCTTGAACGTAAAATTTCTCTCCCTTAACTAAAGTGACTTTTATTTTTGAAGGGTCAAGGATGACTAAGTCAATTGGTCTCATGCTTTTATTTCTCTTAATATGAGCATAAGCGTTGCCATATAAACACAAATTTAACATCATTGTATTAAACCAACAATATGAAGTCATGTTCATTGCAGGTGCATTATGTAATAAATTATAAATCGGATGAGCGTAAGCAACGTCTCGTCCTCCCGTTTGCATGTCTCTTTGATAGACGTTTATCGGTAACGAAGCAACCGACTCTGAGAGGGTTCTTATACAACCCCAAACCGCAGCCAACGTTAAAGAATTAGATTCGTTAATATCAACTCCCGAGGATGTTGACTGACCGTAATCTAAAGGCGGTATGATTGGATTTGAAGGATTTTCAGGACTGTAATTTCTTTTAAAAACGTTTCTTATATTGTCTATTATTCCCATAACAGCAAAATATATAAATATATTTTTTAAAAACAAGTAACTTTGTTACATATTTAAAAAAAAGGGGAGACTAAAAAATCTCCCCTCAATACAAAACAAAATCTCCTAAATTTAGGAAAATATTTTTAAATATTATTTTCTTCTTTTATTCTTTTTTCTATCTCTTTCTCTAATTCTTTTTTAAACAACTTAACGTCTCTTAATTCATTTAAAAGTTGCACCATGTTTGCCGTTTTTAATAGTTTTTTTTGAGTAGGCATTAACCTTTCGTCTCTCTGAATTTCTATGGACATGTCTTTAAATTTTCCCATTTGTTTTGTTTTTAATTATTAAATTTAAAATGTTTGCTAAAAAATGTATTAGATTTTATTTTAAACCCATATTTTGAATATATATTTTCAAAAACTGTTAATTCATTCATATATAATTCGCAATTATATTTTTTACCCTTTTCAAAGTTTTTGCCTTTTGAAGTTGTAAAAGATTTTATACAAGTTATAGCTTCCATTTTGTTTTGTTTTATTAGTTATTAATTTGTTTTTAAAATTCTTCGTGTTGTAAATTTCTATTATTTATAATAAACATAATTTCTGAGATAGTTAATTTATTAGGTCTGAAAGTGCCATTTCTCATAACTCTAAATATATCTCCTCTAATTTTGCTGAAGCTAAACTCAAAAACATCTGTATCATTTACAAAGGTTAACGTTTCAAAACTTCTTAATCTGTTTTCTAATTCTTGCTTTGTCATTGTGTTTGTTTTATTTTCCATTTTGTTTTGTTTTGTTTTTTATAACTGACAGGGAATCAATCCCTGTTTCGTAGGTGTTAAAACCTTTACTCGTCAGAGTTATAATCTTTTAATTTCTTTTAGTTTTTTAGCTGCGTTTTCTATCTCTTTTGAAAACTCGCGAATCTGCTTGTCGTTTTCTTCTATAAATTCAATAATCGTTTTCATGTCCCTTACTAAGTGGTCTGACATTATTCTAATAAAAAAATTTCCTCCTCTTATTTTAACAGTTAAGTAGTTTGGCTCGTTTTTAGAATCATGTTTCAAACATTTTTTATTTTTTATTTTTAAGATAAGGTCAATAAATCCATTATCTGTAATTTTATCTAATTGTAAATTTTGCATTTTGTTTTGTTTTGTTTAATAATATTCAAATATAACACTTTTTTTTTAATTATCAACAAAATAAATAGAGTTTTTTAACAAATATATAGAATCTAATCTGTTATTTTTTTTTATTTTTTTTCATTTTTCTTGCTCTAACTATCCTAAAAGAGTCATAACTTGCATATTTTTTCTCTCCAAAAACATCCTTATATTGCTCCTCGGTCTTTAAATAAGCGTTTTTATAGGTATTACAGACCCTCATATTCTGCTCAAACCTTTGATTAAAACCCTCAAATGAGATTAATTTTAAGATTGTTTTGTCGTATATTGTCATATAAACTTTATATTGTCATCATTATAAATAGTTTTTTCGCTAGGTTTGTTATTGTCGTTCATATAATCGCCTATACTCATAATCAAACTAACTATCGAGTCAATTTTTTCTTTTGATTTTGCTTTATTTGGTTTGATATTACCTGACGCGTCTGTCTGTATTTGAACGTTAGAAAATTGCCACCTTAGCAAAGGATTTGCTCCATGATTAATTTTTTTCTCTAAAATCCAACGCTCCAATTGTTTTGAAGGAAACGACATTGACGCAAACCCCTGACCGTAAGGGGTCATGTTAACTCCTTCTCCGATTAAATCGTTTACTAGCATGGAAGCTGACCACCTATCAAAAGCAATGCTTTTAATATTATATATTTCAGATAAGTCTAAAATTTTATTTTTTACCGCTTCGAAATCAGTAACATCCCCGTCTGTTGAATACAATAAACCGTCATTAATCCATACGTCAAAAGGAATCCCATATTTTAAAGTCCTTTGATAAGCGTTCTCCGCAGGAATCCAATTAAAATTTAAAATGTCAAACGTTCCGTCATCCATTGGAAACAATAAAACCAACGCTGTTAAATCGGAGACGGACGCTAAATCTAAACCTCCCCAACATTCGCGACCTTTTAAATGTTCTAAATCAATTGGTCTCAAATTGCATTTTTCCCACTTGTCGTCCCCTATCCATTTAACGTCCTGAGTGGTCCATATATTTAAATGTAAACGCTTATAAGTATTCTCAAAACTTGGGAGCTTTTTTGCTTTCTCACATTGCTGTTTTAAATAATCTTTATTAACAGAAATACCATAATTCGGATTTGCTTTTTTCCATGTTGAAACTTTCGTCCAGTCATCGTCTAAGTCAGCGGCATAAATAACAGACAAAAATGTTTCGTCTTTTATAATTCCTTTTTTTACTTTAGTTGCGTAATCATTCATTTGATAACAAAACGAATTTTTATCATATCCCGCGGTTGTAATAGCAATCGACAAAGGTTCGTCTCTCGCTGCCTGTGATGTGGTCATGACATCCCACAACTCCTGATTTTTCGCGGCATGTAATTCGTCATAAATTAAAACATTGCAATTCATTCCGTGCTTAGTGAAAGCGTCAGCAGAAATTGCTTTATAATAATTACCCTTTTTTTCATATACAATAGAATTTCTGAAAACTTTTGCTCTCTCATTTAATTGCTTATTATTTAAAACCATTTGTCTTGCTATCTCAAAACACAAACTAGCCTGAGCTCTGTCGTTAGCTGCGGAGATTATTTCTGAGCCTCTTTCTGAATCCGCGAAAAGACAATATAAAGCTATACAAGAAATAAGCGAGGTCTTTCCGTTCTTCCGAGGGATTTCAATATAGCAGGTCCTGTATTTTCTTAATCCTGTTTTTTTATTTTTCATTGCAAATAGAGGAACTATAATTTCGTCTTTTTGCCATTGCTCTAATATAAAAGGCTCTCCGCTTAATTTGCCCTTACAATGAGAGCAAAATGTTTCTATAAAAGCAATAACTCTTTTTGCTTCAGCTTCGTCAAGATAATATTCATTTTTCATCATTCAAAGAATTTAAAATCGTCATCGTATTTGTCGTTAATATCAGGTTTTGGAATTGAAGCTCGAGCGGACGGAGTGAATCCAAACTCACGAGCTAAACGCAACGCAGAATTTAACGCGTCTCTTGAAATCTTTTGCTCAGGAACGCTTTGAGAATATTTGACAGAACCGTCATCATTATAAAAATATTGAATCCTCCCTTTTTCTCTCAAGTGTTTTTCCATTTCAATATATAAAGCCATTTCGTTGCAATAAGCCGCCAACAATCCTAAGTCCACCTCAAAGAGCATTTTTTTGTTATATAATTCTTTGCAAACTATTGACCACTGTTCTTTCCCCGTTGGGGTCAAATGTTCAGGAGCGTCAGGCATACGAATAACCTCCGTAACAGACATCTCATTGATTTGTCTCGACTTCTCTAAAGTCCCCTGTAACTCTTTTATTTTAGTTGGTATTTTTTTTCGTCCTTGTTTCATTCGTTTTTTTTTAAGACCCCCTTTTGTTTTTTTTGCGTTTGTGTTCTTTAAAG